CTTTAGAAAAAGATAAAAGCATAGCTGCTAAAACATCTGACGAAATATTAAAAGCTGCTTTGGTTTTAAAAGAATCAGAAGTTATTAAGGCTACAGCTCAAAATGCTAATGATTTACACATTATTTTAAGTGTGTTAGAGATAAGTTAATTATTGCAATAAGGAGAAAAAATGGCTATAAAAGACGATATTACCGTGATGGCAGGAAAACCAACATTACCTGCTGTCGATATAGATACTAAATCTACTATCAAACACGCAACAACAGGGAAGGTTTATGCTGACGAAACAGAGGCAGAAAACGACATCAATAACCCTGAAACTAGCACAACAAAAGAGGACATAAAGCGAGACGTGGCAATAACAGTTAATAAATTACCGGACATATTTGGCGGAACATCATAATGGGATTTTTAAGTAAATTAATGAAGAACCCAATAGTGCAAATGGCACTACCAATGGCGCTTACAGGTGGAGCAAGTGCATTATTTGGAGGTGGATTAGGTGCAAAATTAGGAATTGGAAGTTTATTTAGTGGAATGAATCCACTCATGGCCAACGCGTTAAAACAAACAGCACTTGGTTATGGTACAGCAGCACTTAGTGGATCAAGAAGACCAGGTAAAGCAGCAATGGCTGCAGGTCTTACATCAATACCGTTTTCATATTTAAGCGCAGCAAACGCCGCAAGAGGATTTAACGCAGCAAATGCAGGTGCTACAACACAAGAAGCATTAACAATGCAGCCAGGTGGAGCTATGAAAAATATACCTTTTGATCCTGTTGATGTAGAACAAGGTTTCTTCATGCCATCTCGAACACCAACACCAGGTTTAGTTCCAACAACAGTGCCTTACACAGCACCAACTGTAACAGCACAAGATATTTTATTTGGCAGAACACCAGAATCAGTAATGATGGGTCCATCTTCGTTAGATCAATACGTGGGTAATCAAGCTGATGCTATGCCAGGATTTAGTAAAACATTAAATCCAAATGCAACTGGTCTTGCAGATGAATTTTTATACTCACAAGAAGTTCCAGGTAAAGCATTGACAATGCCTTCAGCAGATATATTTACTAAAGCAGTAAGAGATAAAGCTGGTAATATTATACCAGGTGAATTTACAACTAATTTTTTACCTACAGCAGTATCACAAGCAGCAGGATTATATGCAGGACGTGACACGCCGGAGGAAGAATTTGAAGCAGCTAAACGTAGAAGAAGAAAAGAATTAGCATTTTTATATGGTGTTGATGAAAGTTTAATCGAAGGTGAGATGGACAATCCATTTTACACTGGAGCGATGATGAACGCTGGAGGAATAGCATCACTAAACATGGACATGGGCGGCAACGTCAGTGGCCCAGGTGGTCCAAAGGACGATATGATTGATGCAAAACTATCTGACGGTGAATTTGTTATGACAGCAAAAGCCGTGGAAAACTTCGGTAACGGTGATCGTTATGCAGGAGCAAAAAAAATGTATCAGATGATGAACAAACTAGATCCAGAATCTGAAACAATGAGTGAGGTATAAATGGCAAAAAGTAAATTACTAAAAGCAGGTGTTAAAAAACTAGCTAGTCTTGGTAAAAAAACTAAGCCTTATGCAAAGTTTAAAGGTAAACAAGCTGAACTAGCAAAACGTAGAGCTAAAATAATGGGCGAACGTATGCCTACTAAAGCACCAAAAAAACCAGGATTTAAGTCTGGAGTAGCAGCTGGCGCTGCAACAACTTACGGTGCACAAAAAATAAAAAGTAAAAGTGCAGAAGCAAAAGATAAAAAACGAACAACAAAAAAAGCTGCTGATGAGTTATATAAAAAACAAAAAGAAAAACAAAAAAAATATTACGATAAAAAAACGGAGAGTAAAAGGAAGTAATGAAATGGAGGTTCGTAGAACCTCAAGATTATGAGTGGGTCATTGCTACTAGCAAGGAACACCACAAGGAATCTGACTGGAGTGAGGTAGAGTATAACGATGTCAAAGCTAAACGATACTTTGATGTTGCAATAACAGATCCAAATTATTTTGCGATCCTTGTTGAGAAAGGTGACAAAAGAATTGGGTTTATGGCTGGAAGGATATTAGAGTATTCTTATAGTTACGAAACATTTGCGAAGGAACTAGAATTGTATGTAGATCCTAAGCATAGAAACGGGATGGCAGGAATATTTATGATGAAAAAATTTATGGATTGGGCTAAGATAAAAGGAGTACGTGAAGTTCTCTTTGAGCCACGCCTTTCTGATAACGCAGTAAAAAAATTTGATGCGATGGCAAAACGTCTAGGTATGGAACATTTTGCGAACGCATATAGGAGAAGATTTGTATGAGTTTTGGTGCAGGCGATAGTCCACAGAATACACAGTTTCAAACAACGTATCAACGTGACGCGCCACAAATAGAAGCAGCTAAGCTAGGCTTAATGGATGCCGCAAAAGAATATACCATGTTTGGTATGAGTCCTTTTGAGGCTGTTGATCCAACTTTAAAACCTGGTGACGAAGGCTACGGCGAATACAAATACACTGGCACTGACGGCAAGTATGCTGAAGGCACAAAGTATTCTGATCTTACAAGAGAACAGAGAATGCGTGAAGGACAAGTTGATATACCTACACAAGGTGTAGCAGAGTTTGATCCGTTACAACAACAAGCTTTTCAACAAGCACAAGCTGGTATTGGTGCATACCAACCTTTTTTAAACCAGTCAACACAACTAACACAATTAGCAACACAAGCATACGACCCTTCATCATACCAACAATACATGAATCCATTCCAAGATGAAGTTATTGCAGGCATAGAACAACAATTTGAAAAAGCTAGAAATCAAGCAGCAGCTGGTGCAGGAACACAGGGTGCTTTTGGCACAGAACGTGAAGGAATACAACGTGCAGAATTAGATAGGCAACAAGCATTAGCTGTTGGATCTGCACAAGCACAAAATTACGGACAAGCGCAACAAATGGCGCAACAAAGATTTGACAATCAAATGGGGAGATACGGAGCAGCAGCTCAACAAATGGCTGGTCTTGGTGGTCAAGTGCAACAACAAGGATTAACAGATATTGGATCTCTAATGTCTGCTGGTTCAATACAACAGCAACGTGAACAACAGTTAACGGATGCACAGTACCAACAACAGTTGCAACAAATTTATGAACCATACCAACGACTAGGATTTACTTCTGATATCTATCAAGGTAACGTACCATCTGGAGCCATGGCTATATCAATGGGAACTGCACCAGGCAGCAATCCATTGGCGCAGACTGTAGGAGCTGGAATTTCAGGTCTCGCTGCATATCAGGGCTATCAAAACATGACAGGGTAGGAAATGAACCCATTTCTTCGACCATTATTTAAACCTATTATTAATAAAGCTGCAAGAGCTGCATACAAAATGCAAGGCACTGCAGAAGAAGCTGCCAGTAAAGCATTTGAAAAGGCTAGACCTTACGCAAAAAATTACATGGACGCTGCAGCTGGTAATCAAGGTAGATTTAAACAAGGTGTTGCACTAGGTGGACCACTAGCCGCTTACGGTGCTTTTCCGGAAAGAACTACTACGCCAGAAAGAGACGATGCAGTTAAACAAGAAGATCCAACAATTAAACCTCCAACACAAGAAGATGATATATTTGTAGATGAAAATCAAGAAAAAGTTTCTGAAGATATAGAAATAAGTGAAGAGGTAAATGCAACTAATGACCAAGCAGACAATGCAGAAGCTAATACAAAAGCTGTAGTAGATTCTACTAACGCATACGCAGGATTAATTGAGAACGAAAGCCTTACAAGAATAGAAGGATATAAAGATATTATAAGACAGATAATGGGTGATGGTGACGGCGCACAACAAATGCAAAGCACTGCACTATTAATGCAACTAGGTTCAGCACTCATGTCCGGTAAGTCCTTGGACCCAGGTCTAAAAGGTTTTATGGACATTGTAGGACAAGCAGGAATGCAAGTTGCACCAACACTATTCCAAATGGGTGTAGAAAAAGGCAAGGCGGAGCGTGAGATAGGAGCAGCAGCTCTTAACATGTACATGTCAGAGCTTGATAAAATGCAAGACAGAAGTGGACCTTTTACTGTTGTCTATGAAAATTTATACAAAACAGATAAAAATGGTCAAATGATATATGGGCCAAATGGTGATCCAGTTAAAACAGGGTCACGAAGAGTGCAAACTTTCTACCGTAAGAGTCCAGAGATACAAAACTTTATGAACATGAACAGTGAATTAGGATATGACAGATTTACATTTGTAGATACATCAGCATCAAAAGAAGGAATGAATGTTGCTGGGTATGGTGGAGGCACTGCTACATTCCAAACTGACGCTGCACAAGCTGACCAATTAAAATATTCTAAATATTTAAAACGTACACTCGATACAATGGCTGATTACATTATGCCTATATTAATAGACCAGAAAGATGTAGTGGCAGGTGCAATTGGAGAGTTTGGTAGATACGTTGGACCTAAAATATCTTTGCTTAACCAAATAATGAGCACTGCTGTTAGTGAAAGTGGTGACTTAAAACAATTTGAAACACAAGCATTTGATTTTGCAAAAGAAATAACTGTACCAGAAAAAGCTACTTATCAAATGGATATAGGTGGTGGCACTACTATTGGTGTATTTGTAGACACAGGAAACAAGTACGGACAAAACGAAGGTGCTAGGTATTCTGATGATGGTAAAACAATGCTTGACCCAGGTACACCAGCAGAAATTGTAGTGTGGGATGACATGAAATTAATTCTTGAAAATCCTAATCGTTCTGCATTAATGACTTTTGAAACAACACTTGGTCTTGCACTTGCAAGAGACAGACAGCCAACTGGTCGTATGTTAGCAGACGTTCTTCGTAGATCATTTGCAGACACAAGAATGACTGGTTTTGGTGGCACGACATCTACTGATCCAAATCAAGTAATAGAAAACTATGCATTTATATTTAACCAATTATCTAGAAACATGGCTGGTGCTTTAGAAGGTGCAGGGTTGACAAGTGATTATGATAAATCACAACAGTTTGGATTAACATATGCACCTGATGATTTTAAAATTAAAGGTATAGATAAATTTGCTAACTCTTATTATATGCTTAGACAAAACGATAAAACAAATTTCTTTAAGCATGATATTGTAGGTGCAGAGTTGTATGGTGCATACGCACAATCAATAAAAGGTGGTTTAAACGCTGACCACAATGAAAACAAACAAAGTAGTGAAGATATTAAAAACAGTTACTTGGAGCAACTTGAATAATGGCAACTAAAAATTCAGTACAAGCTTTTAATGAAACCGTAAGACCTTTTTACGAACACAAAACTGCATACACAGCAGAGAAAGGATTTACAGGAGAGACAACTGAGGGTGGCGTTCCACAATCAATAGAAAGACAAAAAATAATGGAGGGCAGACAAGCTATTGATACAGTTCTTGATGTCCCTATGGCAGCAATTGGTTCTGCTTGGAATATACCATTTGGTAAAACAGGATGGCGTTACGGAAAAGATAACTGGATTTTACAATCCAAAGCAGACAAAGAGTTACGAAAAACAGAATTACAAAACGCAAGAAATTACCGTGAAAGAAGAGACCGTGTAAGAGATGACATTTTAGAAATAGCACAAGCTGCAAAACTTAAATACGAAACAACAGGTGATAGTAAATTTTTAGATCTAGCTACACAAGCAACAAATGATTTACTTGCTAACGAAGGTTTAACACCAGAAAATGATTATGTTGTACTAACACCTGAAGTACAAGATTTACGTGACGGCATAGGATTATTCACAAACAATCCTAATCCTTATCCGGCAGTAGAAGCTAGTATGTATATTGCTGGTGGTATTGCAGGATCTGTAAAAGGTGAAAAACTTGTAAGAGATAAATTTTTAAAAGGTGCAGCAAAGTCATTTGCAAAATCAAAAGGCAACTGGTTTGCAAGATCTGTAGGAGCAGTTACTGGTGGAGCTTTAGCTGTTGGAGTAGCAGATTATGGTTACGAAGGCATGTTAGATCTTATGGACAGAGCCGGTAAAGCAAAAGGATACATGCGTGACCCTAATCAACAAGCTAGTCTTGTTGATGCAGCATTAGCATCAGTTGTGCCGGACGCATTAACGTTTGGACCACAAGGTATTAATAGACCAGAACAAATGGAAAGAGTTAAAAATGCTACAAGTGCAGCAATATGGGATGCAGGATTAACTTCAGGTTTCTTTGCACTTAGACCAACGTTTTATGGTTTAAGAAGAACAGTAGGCACATACCCATTTGGTATGTTTAAACAAAAACCTAGTAAAGCACCAGGAGTTGTTAGTGGTAAAGAAATATTAGAAGGTGAACAAAGAATATTAGAACGATGGATGCCTTCACAAAGTGAGCTTGATCAAGTTGCAACAAAAGGATTAAAACAACCAAAAGAAAAATTATCATACAACATGCCACTTGGTCTTGGTAATTTTTTATTTCGTTTATCTAATTCAAAAGCATTTAATTGGCTTGGTCCACGTGATCCAATAAAGCCTGGCACTAACGAATGGTTTCCTGAAGCTGCAGAAATAGGTGGCACTATGGTTGCACGTACAAGTGTTGGCGGTGGATTTGGTGGCAAAATATCGTCTATGCTATCACCAGCTCCTATATTTGGTATTAGTATAAAAAACAACATGGCAAAACAAAGTGACTTTTACATTGATGGTGTCATGAGAAAAATGATTGGTGCGTTCGCACCGTATGCACACTTAGATGAAATGATAGATGACTTTTCTTTCTTGGCATCTAAAAACTATAGAGGTTTTGTTGCACATGCAAAACAATTAGAAGATGATTTTGTTAAAGCTGCAGAAGGCATGGGCAAAGGTTTTTCTGATGAAAATTTAGTTAATGTTGCTAAACAAACATTAAGAGAATATGAATTAAAACTACAAAGAGATCCATCTGGTAATATTATACCATCAGAAGTTCGTGATAAATTAATTAATGTTTTAAAAAACCAAATAATAAAACCAGTTGGCGAAGGCAGAACACATGGCTTACGTGACGTATACCAAATGAAAGGATTACGTGAACAACTTGATGATTTACTAGCACCACTTAAAGATAAGACATTAGCAGAAACATCTTATGCAGATGACATATCAAGATTAATGAAAGCGTGGGAAAATGATGTAGCATCAATAGAAAGAATGGGTTATCCTGACGTGGCAAAAGCTTTTGATGCGTACGATAAATTTGTATCATCAGGTTTAATGTTATACGGAACCAACGTGGGTAAAGCAGCAGCTGGTGGTGAAGTTGCAACAAGAGGATTTGGTGTTGTACTTAATAATAGCACGACACGTGGTTCACATAGTTTATGGGATACAGTAATTAAATCTGCAAGAGCAGGCAATCCTAATAGTAAAGCAGAAATACAAGCACTTAGAAGAATTGTAGGCGACCGTGGATATGTAAATGGTTTAGGTATGTACATAAGAGATTCTTTTGATGCAGCAATAAAAGAAAAAGAAGGAGTACAGTTTTTTGACGCAGCAGCATTTAGAGGTGCACTTGGTATAGGAACAACTGGACCATTAAATAGATTATTTAAAGAAGCATTACCAGGACCAACAGTATCTAAATTAGAAATATTTGATCCAGCAACAGGAATATTTAAAAAGTTTGATGATGAAATATATGAAACTGGTGTAGGTAAAGGTTTAAAAGAAATATTAGGGGAAGAAGTTCCTGAAGGCATGATGAAAACAAATGCAACAAGGTTACCAACGTTAGCAGAGTTTGATGATTTAACAAGAGTATTAGAAAAGTTATTTGAAAACGGTGTGCCTAGTGGTTCTAAGTTTATGATGCGTCGTGCAACAATGGCCGGAACTAGAGGAGCTGCACGTTCTTTATTACCATCGACTGCAATTGGCAGAGGTGTGGCAGAGGGTGCAGGTGTTATTGGCGTAGGTCCTTTAATGGCAAGTGCCGCAGCATTTTTAATTAACTATGGCGGTAAAGTTTTAACAAATCCAGTTGCAATTAGAGTGTTAAAAAATTTAACTGATGTAAATCTACCTAGCACAATTAGACAAGCAAACTTTGCTAGATTAGTTAGAATGTATCCAGAAGAGTTTGCAGCGTTTGATGCAGACCTTGCAGAAATGGAACAAGTACAAAAAGAATACAACAGAAATTCTAGAGTTGCACAAAAAGTAAAATCAACAAGACAAAACGTTATGGAGGGCATAGGAGAGGCAATACAACAAGCACCATCTATTCCAGGAAAAATATTTGACAGTCCTCTTAATCCTAAAATATTAGATTTATTACCTAGTCAATCACCACCGTTAGGTGCACCACAGTTTGCACCAGAAGCAGCAGATGCTTCTGTCGGCGGTTATGATTCTGCCAGTGCAGGGTCGGTGATAAATAGGAACCAGAATTTTAACCCAGCAGCAGCTGGCGCGTTATATACAGGTAATACAGATGCAGCACTTGCTGCACAGTATGGTGGCGGAACACAATACGCCGCAGGAGGTGGGCTAATGGAAATGAATCCAATAATGAATAACCAAGGTAAATATGTCAAACCACAACAAGGCATGAATGACAATCCGTTTACTAAAAAAGGTATAGGGAGTTTAGTGTGAGCAGTTTAAAAAAAGGTGTATTAACATCTGGTGATAATTTTTCTAGACGAGAGGATATAAGAAACCGAAGAGGTGAAATGTTTAGACAATTTAAAAATTCTTTGTCTCCTCAAATATCTGAAAGAAGAAATAATATTGTTGATGCAGCAAAAAATTCTGGTGTATTAGGACCTATTATAGAAAGTTATGAAAAAATAGATCCGTATTTACCTGACGTAGATATAGGGGACAAATCAATAAGGTACGACTACGAGAAGCCTATGGGCCCAGGTATCTTTAGTCTTGGTGGTCAATATGATATTGACGATAATCAATACGGTTTAGATTTTGGATACAAATTTAGTTTTGATGATGGAGGAATAGCATCATTACCAACACCAGAAGGAATGCAAGAAAGTGAAAGAGTTCCTTTAACAGACGAACAAAAAGATTATTTATACGATTACATGTTAGACTTTATGTTTAAACAAAAACAAAGAGAGCAAATGGAAAACGAAGGTAGAATACCTCCGTTCAATTATTTTGACATGGAAGTATGACCTTTAAAGATATAGTATGGTTAGTTGGTGTTGTTCTAGCTTTAGGCGGAACGTGGGGTATGACTTCACAAAGAGTATCTGCATTAGAAAAAGACATGGATAGATTAGAAACATCATTACAATTATTATATTCTATAGATTCACGTATTGCTGTCATAGAGACAGAGATAAAACACATCAACGAAAAGTTAGACAGGTAAGGGGCCGCTTGGGGAAAGAATGTACGGTATACTGTCGCTAATTGGGAAAAAATATGGCAAGGATGCGATGCGTCGTGTTCTTGCTGTAGCCCAAAATTTTCCTGATGATCGTTTTGTTAGATCAATGCGTAACCCTGCTTTTAGAGATGAATCTAGATTTGGTGCAGCAGAAGGCATTATGGAAAACGCTTCCAAATATTTAACAGCAGATAATAATCCAACACCTTACAGTGGTATTATGTCAACGCTTCGTGCTAAAATAAATAACGATAACGTCACAAAAGATTTAATAAATTATTACCGCGCTAATCCTGATGAGTACAACAAAATAAATCAAGCAGGTAGAACATATTGGGGTGAGTTTGGTGGAGATAGATACATAGATGACCTAGCACAAAATGCTATTGCTAGCATGGCAAAAAGAAATTTTGCACAACGTGGTTTAACTGACTATGAAAAATATATGATTGCACTTGCAAGACAAAGAAGACAATCAATGGCTAAAAACCAAAATGTTATTCCCTTTCCAAAGCAGGATTAATGTGATATAATGCCGCAGTGCAAATCGTACAGAAATATAATTACGCAGATTTAAAAAGAAAAGATGGTGCAACAAGATTGTACCTTACACCTGAGGGTGAAGCATTACCTTCCGTTACCACAATATTATCGAAAACTAAAGACAAAACGTTTTTAAAAGAATGGCGTGCACGTGTAGGGGAAAAACAAGCAGAAAAAATTATATCTGATTCCTCACAAATTGGAACCGCGCTCCACCTATATATAGAACATTATGTGAACGAACATGCATACAAGGATCTTACAGATATAGGCATCCAAGCGGGGAAAATGGCCCAGGTAATTATTGATCACGATGAAGGGTTAAAAAAAATTAGCGAAGTATGGGGATCAGAAGTACATTTGTATTATCCTGGTAAGTTTGCAGGCACTACAGATATGGTTGGTGTATATGATGGCAGGCCAACAATTATAGATTTTAAACAAACAAATAGACCAAAGAAAAGAGAATGGGTGCAGGATTATCTAATGCAATTATCTGCATATGCGATGGCACACAATAAATTATTTGATACAGAAATAGATCAAGGTGTAGTGCTCATGTGTTCACGTGATTTATTATTTCAAAAATTTGAATTAAAAGGTGAGAATTTTGTGCGTGCAGGTGAAGCTTTTATGAAAAAATTAGACTTGTATTTACAATCTTTGCTTTAAATCCAACTAGCTAATTCTTCTCCATTTATTTCACTAGCAATATTAACTTTATTTCTTAACGCTTGTATTATTTTTTCATCTACAGTTTGTTTTGCCACTAAATCAATGTATAATACTGGATTTTTTTGACCTATTCTGTGCGCTCTATCTTCTGATTGTATTCTTTTTTCTAAATCATAATTATTAGAATAATATACGACGGTGCTAGCTTGTGTCAGTGTAATACCATATCCACCTGTTTGTGTGTTGCCTATAAAAAAACGTATAGGATTTTTTTCGTCTTGAAATTTATTTATACAAGCTTGTCTATCTTCTTGTTTAGTTGCACCATAATAAGTGCAATATGATGTAGGGCCAAATTCTTTTTTAATGGCACTTTCTATCGTATTAATATCATGTATATAATTAGCCCAAATTATTACTTTGCCAGTTGTTTCTCCTAGTATTTGCATCAACTCATCTAGTCTAGAATTTTTTAAATTAATAATATCACCACTATCTGTTTTCATGTGACCACAAGTAATTTGATGTAATTTTATTAATTGTGTCAAAACATTGACAGCTGTTGCTGGTTCGCCTTTTAGTATTGTTATGGCACTTGTCTTCATTTCACTGTAAGCTTTTTTCTGTTCATCACTTAATTCTATAATTCTTTTTGTAAAAATTTTATCAGGTAAATCTAAACAATCTTTTTTTAAAATACGGTATGAATGTGGCGACACTAATTTACCTAATTCTTTTAAATTCTTAAATTTAACTATTTTTTGAAATTTATGAGTGCCTCCTGCTGCACTAGCTGTAATTAACACAGCATATTTTGTGCGAAAAGCGTAAAAACTTTGTTGTCCTAATATTTCTGGTTCTAAAAAATCCATTTGTGACCACAAATCCATAGGGGATTGTGTCACTGGTGAACCTGTTAATATTCTTTTGTAAGGTGCCTCTTTACTTAATTCTAATATGTTTTTTGTTCTCTTTGCTTGTGGGTTTTTTATTGTCGTGCTTTCATCTACAATCATCATAGATTTACCAGATAGAAATAACTTTGCGTAATAACAACCTTTTTTAGTAGACAATGATTCTACGTTCATAACAAATATTTTTAATTTAAAATTTTCTGCATTACGTATTGCTTTTAATTGTAATTCATATTTTTCTGTAATATTTGGTTTCCAAGCAAGCACATCTTTCTCTATGTAATCGGGAACGTGAACTGGGATTTCTTGATCTACCCAGTTCATATACGTACCCTTAGGAGCAACTACTAATAATCTGTCTATTCGACCTTTGTTGTATAAAATACAAGCATTGTCTAATGCTATCTTTGTTTTACCTGTGCCCATTTCAGCAAAAATAGCAAAAGCTTTTTTATTCCAACACTTCTTCAATGCATCTTTTTGATGCTCAAACGGCTTCGTCTTAAATTTATACATTTAGTCTTTCTTTATTCTTGTAATGCATTATATACTATGTTATAATAAGAGTCAAGAAAGAGAATATGGCAAAAGTATACATACCGCAAGTAATGGATTATAACGTTCGTTCAGCTGAAAAGTTTGGCGATTTAAAAGTTATGTTACCAGATAATAAACAAATGATTTTAGCATCTGGACCTTTAACATTTAAACTTAAACAAGAATTAAAAGAATTTAGTGATGATGACTACTTGCTTTTAATTGGTGACCCTGCTATAATAGCAGTTTGCGGTGCAATTGCTGCAAAGAATAATGGTGGTAGATTTAAGGTTCTAAAGTGGGACCGTAATGATAAAAGATACTACGATTTAGAAATAGATTTGAGAGGTTGATATGACAAGTTTAGATCCAAAAGATTTAGTTATGCAAATGCAAGAAGATGCTGAAACTATACCTGAAGATAACATGGGTAAGATTGGTGCAGTAGCTACAGACATTGCAGAAACAGAAAACGAAATACAAAAAATAAAAGAAGAATTAAAAAGAAAAGAAGATTATAAAACAAAATTATCAGAAGAAGTTTTACCTAGTCTTTTTTCAGAAGTAGGATTATCAGAATTAAAATTGTCTGATGGTCGTAAAATTAAAGTTTCCGAGTATTACCGTGCAGCTATTAAAGTAGAGAATAGAGATGCAGCATATACTTGGCTAAGAAACAATGGATTTGGTGATTTAGTAAAGAACCAAGTCACTTGTAGCTTTGGAAGGAATGAAGATGAGAAAGCTAGTAGTCTTATATCTGATCTCAATGAGAAAGGATTAGAGCCTGCACAACGCGAGTGGGTCGAACCTTCCACCCTTCGCGCATTCGTCCGTGAACAATATGAGGCAGGCAGAGAACTTCCTATGGATCTTCTTGGTGCTTATATTGGTCACAAAACAACAATTAAATCTGAATAAGGTAAATTATGAATACTAAAAATGTAAAAACTAAAGATACTTTGGATCTAGCTGTTTTAGCAGAAGATTCAAAAGCCATGAGTGGTTTTGGTACTATAAACCTTGCAAGAGATACAGCTATTCCTTACATTAGCATCTTGCAAACATCAAGCCCTCAAGTGAATCCATCAAAAGCAGAGTATATAGAATCTGCAAAAGCTGGACAACTGTTCAATACAGTTACACAAGAAACCTTTGATAAACTCGAAGTCATTCCTGTTTTCTACCACCTCAAATATGTAGAGTGGAAACCTAGAGAACAAGGTGGAGGGTTTATTGACTCACATAGTGCCGACAGTGGCATTATTGGACAAACTAAACGTGACCCTATGACCGGTAAACAAGTATTACCAAATGGTAATCATATCGTTCAAACAGCTTATCATTTTGTATTAATGTTAAGTGGTGACGGATACCAAAATGCTGTGATTAGCATGTCTTCAAGTCAACTCAAGAAGAGTAGACGTTGGAACAGCTTAATGCTATCGCAAAAAATTAAGGGTCCACAGGGTATGTTTACACCTCCTACGTATGCATTTACTTACAATCTATCGACTGTAAGTGAATCTAACGACAGAGGTAGTTGGTTTGGGTTCTCTATTGAGAAAGGTAATCAGGTAACTGATGCTTCCATCTATGGTGAAAGCAAAGCTTTTGCACAATCCGCAGCGTCTGGCGCTGTGGATGCAAAGCCAGAAACCCCCAAATTAATATCAGAAGAAAAACCAAGCGAAGAATCAGTACCGTTTTAATAAATAAAAAGGAACTGGAGGGTTCGTGGAAGTTGAGAAATTTAAACTTATATTTGAAGGTTTAGATGTAGCTTATGGTCAGCACCAGCCGAATGGCTCACGTGCTGACGGTAAGCAGCAAGGTAAATCTTATATAGTTAGACAGGAAGTTACAGATGAGCTTTGGCAAAAACATTTGGAGGGAGAGGGTCCGTCTCTTGGTATTATTCCTATTAGGGCTGATAATACTACTAAGTGGGGATGTATTGATATTGATAGTTATCCTTTGGACCATGGTGCTCTATTCAAAAAAATAAAAAAATTAAATATACCTTTGGTATACTGCAAATCTAAGAGTGGAGGTGCACACTTATTTTTGTTTATGAAAAAAACAATTGCATCAAAATTAATAAGAAATAAATTAACACAGATAGCTGCATTAATAGGCCATTCTACGTCAGAAATATTTCCTAAGCAATCTAGTATATCATTAGAAAAAGGTGACTTAGGTAATTTTTTAAATTTACCATATTACAATGGTAATAAATCAGTGCGTTATGCATTAAAAGAAAATGGCACAACAGCGTCTTTAGAAGAATTCTATGAGATTTACAGTAGAAACGTTGTAGATAACATAGATGATGTTGGGGGGAAAAATAGTGAAGAAATTATAAAAGATGGACCACCTTGTTTGCAGGCTCTATGTGGACAAGGTTTTCCTCCTGGTACACGAAATAACGGATTATTTAATATTGGTGTGTATACAAAGAAATTTGATCCAGACAATTGGGAAAGATTATTAGAAGAGTATAATCAAAAATATATGCAACCACCACTAGATCACAAAGAGGTTGCCACAGTTGTAGCGCAATTAAATAAAAAAGGTTATCAATACAAATGTAAAGATCAACCTATTAGTTCTTTTTGCAATGTAAACGTTTGCAAGACAAGAAAGCACGGTGTTGGTGCAGAGAATGTATCACAACAGTTAGGATCTTTATCTAAGTTAGAAACAGAACCACCTATATGGTTTTTAGAAATACCTACAGATGATAATGAACAAGATCTTAAAATACAATTAACAACAGAAGAATTACAAATACAAACAAAGTTTCAGAAGAGGGTTATGGAAGTATTAACCATGATGCCTCCTTTGATGAAGGCGTCTGATTGGCAACAATTAGTGAATAGTAAGATGCAGAGTGCTCTTAAAATTCCTGTGTCAAATGACGGATCTGTGTCCGGCCAGTTTTTAGCTCACCTCCAGGAGTTCTGTACTGGTCGTGCACAGGGACAAGTAAAAGAAGATATATTATTACGTAAACCTTATACAGAGGCAGGTAAAATATATTTTAGACTGCAAGATTTACATGCATATCTTATACGAAATAAGTTTACACACTACAGCAATACAGGTCAAATTATTGCTGAGTTGCGTAAAATAAATGGAGAACATAAATTTTGGAAACTAAAGAACAAGGGAGTTAACACATGGGGTGTACCATCTTTTGATGAACAAGATTCAGAATACGAAGTGAGGAAACAAGATGCCACACCGTTTTAAACTACCAAAAATAAAAAAGGGAATGAAAAGTGAACAGATAGCCATACTGTATTTAATAGAAAAAGGTTATTTTGTTTTTAAAAATTTATACGGCGTAGGACCTGCAGATCTTATTGCTATTAATGAAAAAGGTGCATTAGAAATATACGATGTAAAGAGTGAAAGTTATCGTAAAACATGGAAGCCAGGAACACGTATATGTAGAAAACTAACACAAGAACAAAAGAAATTAAAAATGAAATTTATATTTGTAGACAAGAATGGAGGGTGTCGCATTGCCGGACGTTAATATAATATTAGGACCACCTGGCACAGGTAAAACTGAAAACTTACTGCGGATCGTGGACCAGGAACTTAAAAGTGGTACACCACCTGATAGAATTGCATTTGTAAGTTTTACAACAAAAGCAACAAATGAAGCACGTGATAGAGCAAAGGTAAAATTTAATTTAACAGACAAAGATTTTCCTTATTTTTGTACGCTGCATGCATTTGGTAAAAGGCAGATGGGATTTACAAAATCAGAAATTATGGACAATAAAGATTATTTAGAATTTTCTGATAAGTATGGTGTAGATTTAAAAAGAGTTACAACTGATTGGGAAGAGAATGGCGTTGTGTCTACCGACAATAAATATTTAAGAGATATAAATAAGTCAAAGATGCAAGATTTAGAATTACAAGATTTTTATAACGCAGCTAATTTAGATTATGCTTGGGAAGAATTGTTGTGGGCTTATCGTTCTTTTGAAGATTATAAACAAACAAATAACAAATTTGATTTTACAGATATGTTGACACAGTTTACACAGTTTGGACACACACCACCTCTTGATGTTGTTATTGTAGATGAAGCACAAGATTTGACAAAGTTACAATGGAGAATGTGTGAAAAGATATGGGCTAATTCTAAAAGAGTGTACATAAGTGGCGATGATGACCAGGCAATATTTAGATGGGCTGGTGCTGACATTGAGCATTTAATTAAGATGGATGGCAATATAAGTGTTTTAAATCAATCATATAGAGTTCCTCTTGATGTGCATTTAATAGCAACACAAGTTGTGTCAAGAATTAAAAACAGAAGACCTAAAGAGTGGGCACCAAGAGCATATAAAGGAGAAGTTAGATACCATGCATATCCTGGTGCTGTTGATGTTTCTGAAGGTAATTGGTTAGCACTTGCAACATGCAGCTACATGCTAAATGATATTGAAGAAGATTTACGCCACTTAGGATTGCCTTATACAATTTATGGCAAGACACCAATTAAACAAGATTTGTTAAAAGCTATTAGTGCTTGGAAAAGATTAAATCAATTTGAACAATTAAATTACAATGACGTTGCGGCTATTTATGCAAATCTAAAAACAGGTTTTAATATAAAAAGAGGTTACAAAACTTTAAAAACATTAGAAGAAGGGCAAATGTATGATTTAGAATCATTGACAATGCACCATGGATTAATAAATGCTGGTGTGCCTTGGGATGTGGCTTTTACTACAATAGGAGAAAAAGATAAATCGTATGTGATGTCATTAGAAAAACATGGAGGATTAGGTGTAGATCCAAAAATAAATTTAAGTACAATACACATGGCAAAAGGTGGAGAATGTGATAATGTTATGTTATTAACAGATTTGTCTCGTGCAAATCAAAATGAAATGGAAGTTAATCCAGATGATACAGATAGAGTTTTTTATGTAGGCGCAACTCGTGCGAAAAAATCACTGCATATTATAAACCCCCAAACAGAGAGAGGATATTTCATATGATAAACAAAGAAGAAATATTAAAGAAGGCAAAAGATCTTGTCGCTGGTGACAGGAACAAAACACATGGAGATGCATTTAAAAATCATGCAGAGATTGCAGAGTTTTGGAATATATTTCTAGACAAAAAATTACAACCAATGGCTAGTATCACAGCTGAAGATGTAGCTTTAATGATGGTGCTATTAAAAATATCTAGACACACGCAAGGAACGAAAAACAATTTGGATAACTTCATTGACATGTGTGGTTATGCAGCAATAGCAGGAGAAATTAATGAATCAGGATCTTTTTAGAAAAGACGAAGTAAAAGCAGAGTGGTTGCATCCCACAGAAACACCTTCAATGAAGGGTAAAGACGTGGTAGCAATTGACTTGGAAACGTGTGATACAGAGTTAAAAAAGATGGGTCCTGGTTGGCCTAGAAAAATTGGATCTGTTATAGGTATTGCTATATCCAGTGGTGACTTTACTGCTTATTATCCTATAGCGCACGAAGGTGGTGGTAACATGGATAAATCAATTATCGTAGAGTATATTAAAGAAGTGTGTGAAGATGAGTCTATACAAAAAGTATTTCACAATGCACAGTATGACATTGGATGGTTATCTACTTTAGGTATAGAGGTAAAAGGTTACATACATGACACTATGATAGCTGCTGCATTATTAAATGAGAATAGATATTCTTTTACATTAAATAGCATGGTAGCAGAGTATTTAGGTGAGTTTAAAAATGAATCATTATTAAAAGCGAAAGCAGAAGAATTGGGGTTAGACCCTAAAGCTGATATGTATAAAATGCACGCATCATTTGTTGGGGAGTATGCAGAAGCAGACGCTAAATTGACATGGCGTTTACACGAAAGATTTATTACTGAAATAGAAAAAGAAGATTTAACAAAAGTATATGATGTAGAATGCAGATTAATACGTGTTATATTTAACATGACTAAACGTGGTGTACGCGTAGACATGGAGAAAGCATTTGGTCTTAAAAAGAAATTACTTAACAAAGAAAAACAATACTTAAAAAGAATAAAAGATTTAGTAGGTCAAGATGTACAAATCAATGCAGCACGGTCTGTGGCCCAGGCATTTGATAGTGTTAATTTAGAATATCCTAGAACAGCACTTGGAGCTCCTAGTTTTACACAAACATTTCTTGAAACACATGCACATGAATTACCACGCATGATAACAAAGGCACGTGTGTTAAACAAACTACAAGGAACATTTGTTGATGGTGTAGCTAAATATGTACACAATGGTAGATTACATGCACATATAAACCAGATACGTGGCGATAATGGTGGCACAGTGACAGGTAGGTTTTCTATGTACGCTCCTAATTTACAACAGATGCCTATAAGAAATGAATATGGATCAGAGTTACGTAAAATATTTATACCAGAGCAAGGAGAGTATTGGTTGTCTGCTGACTATTCACAACAAGAACCTAGAATATTGACACATTTTGCCATATTAAATAAAAATGCAGGCGCAGAAGAAGTGCAACAAGCATTTGTAAAAGGATTAGACTTTCATAAACAAACAGCAGAGATGGCAGGAATTGATCGTAGACTAGCTAAAACAATAGGTTTAGGGGTAATGTATGGCATGGGGTATAAAAAGATGGCTGTGGACCTAGATATAGCTCCTATGGAGGCAAAAGAAATGTTAAAAGAGTTTAGAGAAAAAGTTCCGTTTATGCAGGGTATGTTAGAGGCTGTAATGAATCGTGCAAACCAAATAGGATCTGTAAGAACATATTTAGGACGTAGATGTAAATTTGATCTATGGGAGCCCTCTTGGTACGAAGCTGGTGTATTTCATAAAGCATTACCACACAATGAAGCAACAACAAAATGGGGTGGTTCTATAAAAAGAGCTGGCACATATAAGGCATTGAATAGGTTAATACAGGGCACAGCTGCTGATCAAACTAAAAAAGCCATGGTTGATATATACGAACAATTGGGTATAATACCGCTTATACAGGTTCATGATGAGTTGAATTGTAGTGTAAAATCTGATAAAGAGGCAAAAGAAATAAAAGATATGATGGAAACATGTATAGATTTAAAAGTGCCTTCTAATGTTGATTACAAAATTAAGGATAACTGGGGAGATGCCAAGTGAGCATAAATAAAGAAACAAGGAAAAAAAGATTAGAGAATAAAAAGAATAGCTTTGCTATTAATCCGGAGCAGATGGAATTTGAAAGAAGAAAAGTACTTGAACAAATGTCTACGAAAATTGATCGTAAAAAGCTCAACAATATGGCAGCAGTTGCGGCGACAAAAGAACCAGAGTACTTTGACGAAGAAGGAAACAAACGCGAACCGACGATGCGCATATTATCACTCGGGGCAGGGGTACAGTCTTCCTGTTTGGCACTCATGGCGCAAGAAGGATTAACAAAACATAAACCAGACTACATGATATTTGCAGACACTGGGTGGGAACCTAAGTTTGTGTATGAACATGTAGAATATTTAAAGAAAGCAATAACAATTTGTCCGCTGATCACTGTGGAAAGAGGTAACATCCGCGAGGATCTTATCAAAGCAGCGAACCCAGAACCAGGGTCTAGAGAAGAGGAAAAATCGTTTGCTGGACGTGTACCAAACCCACCGTTGTTTGCTGCTCGTCCTGGTGGAAGAGTAGGAATGCTTTATCGTCAGTGTACACATGATTATAAAGTTATTCCTATTCAAAAAAAGATTAGAGAGTTGTTAGGTATTAAACCACGACACCGTGTTAAGAAAGGCATGTTGGTTGAACAGTGGATTGGTATATCTACCGACGAGGCTATGCGTATGAAAAACGCTAGGCTACCATGGTTAACATCACGTTGGCCTTTAATAGAAATGAAGATGTCTCGTATGGATTGTCTTCAGTGGTATCGTGATATTAAAAAACACCCTATGCCAGGTAAATCATCGTGCATAGGGTGCCCTTATCATCATAACGACCAATGGAAAAACATGCAAAAGAATTATCCGGAAGATTTTGCAGATGCATGTGAAGTTGATGATAAGATTAGACATGGTTTAAAGAATACAACATCAGAATTGTTTTTGCACAAATCAGCAAAACCACTTCGCGATATAGATTTCTTGGAACCAAAAAAACAAGCTTCATTATTTGGCGAAACATTCGATGAGGAATTTGCCGATGAGTGTGAAGGATTATGTGGAGTATAGAATGAAAGAAAAAATATTAGAGAGAAAAAAAGAATTAGAAAAACAAGGAAAAGATCTTATTGATAAAATTAATCAAGGTAAAGAAGCAATTAGAAACATGGAGTCAAGTGTTGGACAAATACAAGGTGCAATACAACAGTGCAATTGGACAATAGATCAAATGGAGTTGACAGATGACAAATCATTGGCGAAAAAATGAGGAAATGGCCGTTTGGGGCTATGACAAAAAAACCAAGGGTTTCCGCCAAATAAAAGAGGCCGTAAAGGCACCGCTAGCAGGGTTTAAACTAATGACCCGGGTGATTCTATGGTCAATTTTTATTGTTTTTTACTTTTTTATCTTTGTTTTGCTTGTTTCTGGTTGTTCGTTCATAAAAAAGAATAATGATGAAATTAAAATTACAGATTTACCTCCAATTGAATACGAAGAACCTGTTGTTGATAAAATAAATATTGTTTCATGTATAAAAATGTTACCGGAATGCAATGCCTAAATATATTTTACAAACATACAAAGAAAAAAGAAAAGTATATCCGTACGAAGAAACAACAGCATATTATTATGGACCTAAAGAAAGTTGGATGAAAGAAGTTAAGAATGATAAAAAGAAAATTAGAAAGATATCTGCAAGTACTAAATAATATAGATTCAGATCAAGATAAATTTTTATGGATTATGGATTTTGGAAAAAATTCTAGAGACATGAATAAAGATCATAAAGTTAAATCATTTGAGATTCCTGGATGTCAATCACAGACATGGTTAGTACCACATTTTGTTGACGATAAAATATATTTTAGTGCTGACTCAGCTGCATTGATTAGCAAAGGCATGGTCTGTATTATTGCGGACGTGTACAGTGGATCTAGGGCCCAGGATATTAATGATTTTAATCAAAAAGAGTTTGAGAAAATGAATCTTGATTCATTGTTAACACCAGGAAGAAACAATGGTGTGCACAGTATGTTAAAAAAAGTAAAATTTTATGCCAAAGAAAATAATAATAAAGTGGCTGTTTAGACTTTATATTGCATGGTCTTTATCTTTGGACGTTAGTATAATTTTAGGTCTTATATATTATTTCTTTATTCTTTAGTCCCACTTTGCTTTAGCGCGTAGAGACCATCTTTCAAATGCTGCTGCATCTATTTCTTTTTTAACCATTTTGGCACCAGCTGGCACTTCATTGTATAATGCAATTACTTCACCGTCTTCTATGTGTACAATACCAGGTCCACAAAAAGCATCCTTATCATAACCTGTATTTTTCTTCTTCATTAGTCTTACTTCTTTCATACAAGAAGATAATGATTTCATAGGAATGTATTGTGTCATTTGAGTATTTTGATCATTCATGTTACCAAAAACAAACATGAGTATTACGCTAATGACTTCCATTTTGCCTTACTTTGTCCTCAAGTTTTTCTGTATCTATAATTAATTTTTCTATGTCTTGCTGAGCTCTTTTTATGTTTACGGTATTTGACATCATACCTTCCATTTCTTCTTGCATAGCCTCAATTTGAGCTGCCATAAATTCTATAAGCATATCTTGTTGACTATCCGCGGGCAAATTGCCCATTTCACCACGAGGCCATTTAATTCTAAATTCTGTATTTTTATCAACATCAGCAATCATTAGTTTGCCATTTGTTTCAATATTATTCAGGCGTTCAATAATCCCAAAATAACTATACACTCCAATCCCAACGGCCGCGAGTATGCTGAGAAGATTTCTCATAGGCATACTGATCGCTGTGTTATCAGATACCTTCATTACTTAGCTAAAGGATTGTCAGCCTTCTTTTTTATTTCTTTAATTTGTATGTCTTGTAATTCGTTTTCTTTTGATACAATTGCAGTTTGTTTAGAAAGTTCTTCAAGATCTTCTTCTATTTCCCAACCATACTCTTCTAACATTTGAAGTTTGTTTAGAATAGGTTGCAAATCAGCAGGTTCAGGTAGCATGGCTATTTGCTCTCTAACTTTACCAATTTCTTTAAATACAGATGTTAGATCAACTTGTTCTGGCATCTCTTCTCTTACAGCTACAAATTCTTTTAAAACCCATGTCATGTCTTGTGTTTCAGGAATACTATCCTCTACTGCATCAATACGATCTATAAGTTCTATTTTATTTTGATTTATTTTTTTATTTATTGCGCCCACATCAACAGCTGGTGTTGCTTCTATTGCATCAAGACGTGTATTAAACTGGCCCCAGGTGTAAAAACCTCCGCCTATGGCCCCTATAACGCCAATTAATGCGGCATATGTGCTTAATTTCTCTATAATTTTCATTCTATTCTCCTCTCAAGAGCTTTAATTCTATCATAATTCCAGCTTTTTGTATAGCCAATTCTTCCAGCTCCTGTTTGTACACAGTCACCGGATCTGTCTGTATGTAGGCTATTAAAGTAACATTTGTGTATATTTCTTTGTTGTATTGAATCATGCTTGCTTGGTCAAAGAAATCGTCATTTACTTTGTATTGGAGGCCCTTATCCTTGTAAAAATCCTTACTTTCGTATGAATCTAGGCTAACGACCTCCTTAAATATATCTTTTGGGTTGACGGTTATTTTTATTTCACCGACATCCACGTCTTTAATCTTTATATTCTTGCTGACTTCGATATTCTTAGTCTTGATTCCTCCTTTGTCAGCAACATCTGTGTCTCCCACTGTCTTTTCTTCATTCGAAGCAGTCTCTGAAACGCTTTCTTCCGATCCCGACTCTTCTTCCAGTGTTTCTTCAGAACCTTCGCTAGATTCTTCATCCTCTTTGGGGTCTTCCATGGTATCTTCATTTTCAGCTACCTCCATTTCTTCTGCCTCTTCTTCAGGCATTTCCATGGTATCTTCCTCTGTTTTCATCTCCATGTCAACAGTTTCTTCTTCTGCCATGTCCATTTCTGCAGGTTCTTCCTTGACTTCTTCCATGTTTGGTTTATCTTCCTCCATTTCCATTTCCACAAATTCTTCTTCCATCTCCATTTCAGTAGGTTCTTCTGTCATCTCCATTTCTGGCATTTCTTCTGATATGATTGTAAATGCGTCTTCCATGTCTGCAGGCATTTCCATGTCAGGCATTTCTTCTGGCATTTCCATGGCCATTTCTTCAAATTCTTCTGGCATCTCTATAATTTGAAATTCTTCTGGCATTTCATACACGGTAAAATCTTCTTCAAAAAAATCATCCTCAAAATAAAAATCATCTTCCCACGTAAAATATTCTTCTTCAAATGTAAAATCTGGTTCTTCAAATATATCTTCTGGTATGTCAGGTATATTTTCTTCTATGTCATCTATTGCATCAGCTGCGTCATCGTCTATTGGATTGTACTCGGTGTTGTTGTAGGTCATTGTAACCTTTGCACCAAGTAAGTTTGGTCCTTGTCTAGATTGATTAGTATAATTACTGTCAACACCACGCCATGACCAATCAAACTTGTTTGCACCCACATCGTTGTGTGTAACTGTGTCAGTGTACTGCCCACATGCTGACGATATGCCAGCGGCACTTGAGCCCGGATAACCATTACAATTACCTTGGAATCCTGTAACTTCGTTTCTTGTCTGTGTTGTTGTACTTAGTACATTACCACTTGAATCTTTTAATACTATTGTGGTTGTATGTGTGTCATTTGCACCGCCTTTAGATTCACAATTACCTTCTGTGCTTTCGCAGTTTGCAACGTCAATGTGACTATTTAATGTTACACCATTATCTAACATTTGTTGTGTTATGGAGTTTGTTGTTAATCCTACATCTTCAACAGATACTGTAGTATCACCTGTTACTTCAAAATCACCACCTACGCTGTATTTATATCCACAGTTAGATTGATTAGTACAAGTAATATCAAATCCACCTACAGTGCTGCCGTTGGTAACGTAACCGGAACTAGATCCAGAATGTATTTGATCTGTGCTACTGGATCCCCAGTCTACACCATCATTTGCGTTTGGTAATAAATTTCCTGTAGTTACTTCTACACTATTCGCCGTGCATGTTAACAGGCACAGGGTCAATAACAGGCTCGATATCGTTAACTTCATTTTCTTCCTTTAATGTAAGTAGTTCTTGTTCAATTCTTTCTGCCTCTATTCTTGCTGCTTCTGCCTCTTCGGCAGCTATTCTCTCTGCCTCTATTCTTTCTTTTTCTGCAATTTCAGCATTTATTTTAGCGACTACTTGTTCTTTAGCAAGATGTTCTTCGTAATCAGGTCTAAGTTCAGGGTATTTTTCCCACATTTCCGCGGCCTGTGGACCTATGAGGCCTGAGTATGGGCATGGTGTGCCTGCAGCTTCCATGGCTGCAAATACACGTTTGTCTTGACAAAGCACCGCCACGCTTGCAACCTTCATGCCGAAATCTTGAAGGACCTTGGCTAATTTTATACGCTCGCAGTTTTCATCGACCACATGTTTGCCCCCCGATAAACCAAAAACACCAGTAGAAACAGATCCACTAATACCCATGGAGCACACATCTTGGCTCATGGACGAGTAAGATGGTGAGTTAGCAGATGGTGGTGGTATATCTGATGCGTTAGATGTTGTTGAATTCGTTGTTGTTGACGTAGTTGTGTTTGTTTGTCCGTCGTTATTGTTTGTTGTGGTAGCCGTGTATCCACCCGTAATATTTGTATTGGAACCAGAAGTATTTGTCTGTGAATTTGTGTCGTTGGCAAATGACACAGTGCTTACACTAAGTATAAAAGTTAGTAATACTAATAATATTATGTTGTTTTTCATTTCTCCTCCAGAAGAAAATTTTATGTCTTAAATGATGACTTGTCGTAGTTCATACCTTGTATAGGAAACGCTTCAAAAGGCAAACAAAATGCATCAACGGTAACTGAATCTTTGTATACTTGAGGTCTAGCTTCATACAAATTTAAAAATTCTACCTGTGCATTTAAGCATTCTTCTTCAGTTGTATATAATATTCCGTTATATTTTACTGAAGGTAAATTTGGTGCTGACATTAGTATCAGCATAAACCATATTTTAATCACGATGTCCCCTGAAATAAGTTTTTTCAGGGTGGTAGTGTAACCATTTTTTAAATTTATACCAGATATTTCTGATTCTTGTTGCCATATTGTTCTCTTTGTTAATGGGACCCTCACTGCTCGAATGAGCAGTATAGAGTCCACTGGGTGAAATGAAGTTGAGAATTTAGTTATATGTTACAAGGCGTGACAAGTAAAGTTTTTTCTTGACACGATTTGCCGCAGAAATCTGCGAAATAATGTTCTTGTAATGTTTTGGTAAAAATGGTATAATACACGTAAATGAGGATGGTGCAACATTCTCCGAGTATGGCTGAACAACAGTCTCCAGGTTGTAAGGCACGGCTCTCACAAGGTATGGTCGAATGACTGAGGGTGTGAGGGTTGGTACTGAAGTACTTGTTAGCATAGGAAATGTTGACTGGACGGGAAAAGGTTGGGGGTAGTCAAAGAACCCCCCTACTCAAAAAGAAATTATTATGATGAGTCAAAAAGCAATACACACCTGGTTAAATAAATCTAACAAAGGTGATAAGATAACATATTACCGCGGTTACTTATGTGATCCTTTTCTACAGCCAATAGCGCCAACAAATGATCGTGATCGCGTAAAAAAATTAGGCAGCACAGTTTATTCTATGGCAGATAATGGTTTGTTATTATTAGTGCAAAAGAAACACGCTGACTTTGATTATGAATACATAGCGATACGCACATGACCTGGACATTATTTTGGTTTTTATTAATACCTATAAAATTGTATGTTGCTTTTTATTTATTGATATGGGTGTATAAAATATTTTTATACATGATAGGGTTATGAGTGGTCCAATAATTAAAATGGTTAGTGTGCACGATGAACTAAAACGTGCACGTGATGCATTTTATGATGCTATGTTTAGAGAAAACGAAGAAGAAATGTGTGCAGCAAATAATGCTGTAGGTTATTATGAATCAATGGACGGCACGTCTTGTCCAGAGTACCCAGGATTTTAAATGGAAGAAAAACTTATAATAATGCTTGGTTGTATTGTTGTTGTTATATTTATGTTATTATTTAATGAGCGATTATTATGAAGAAAAAATTAAATACACCGGAAGAAAAAAAGCATGCTGAATTACGTGATGCTATAATAAAAGAACGTCCACAAGAATGGGACCATATACAAAAAGAACGACAAAAAATACGTGATGCAAGAGCTGAGGTAGCGTTGGCGGAAGCAGAATCAAATCCTACTGACCCTACAGTAACATTTACACAGCCTGTGGAAGGTACATCAATTGGTGGCATGAAGTCATTCCATGTAGAAAAAGGCGAAGAAAAGCATACATACCAAATTACAACGAAACGTGAGATAACATTTAGTTACATGATTCGTGCAAAGAATGAAGAAGATGCCATGATTAGAACGTTATCCTTTGTTAGTAAAGATGGCAGTGGGCAACGAGAGGATCTTAAAAGACCCATGTATAATAGTAAACCTATGATACGTGAGTGGATAGAAAAAATAACTAAGCTTAGTTAAATGGACATTAACAATGTGCCAATGGTGCGTGTAACGTGGATGGATGCCCGTGACACAGAGACTGGGTGGATTGATATAAAAGATATTATGGCTGCACCTTTAGCGACATGCCAAGAGGTTGGGTGGATGACAGTTAATAATGATGAAAAGATAGTGATCATGCGTTCGTGGTGCTTGGACCGGGACGATAACCATGGGGGTGGTGCTATTGCTATTCCAAAAGGATGGATAAAAAAGATAGAATATTTGAGGGTAACACATGCAGACGTACGAGATTAATTTATGGAAAGACAAAGTAATAGTAGAGAAGATAGTAAAGCAATTTGAAAGTGATGATAAAGTATTGGAATATATAACTAATAATTTTGACACCAGTCCTACACCAGAGTATCCAAGTTTAGATCCTACAAGAGGATATGTAAGGCCAAAGGCATCTGAATACACAATTACGTGGGCAAAAATAAACACGTATGTGCGTAAGAAAGGGCCAAAAAGAATACAACTTACAGAAGAGGAAAAAGAAATACAAAAGACACTAGAAAGATCTATTACAAAAGAAGCTATAGATGAGTGGGGTGCAGAAGAAATGTTAAATACAGTTAGGAAAGACTATTGGAGTCACCCAGATGCAAAAGGATTAGAAGAAAAAAGGTAATGGAGTTATGGGAATTTTGGTTATTATTAATGGTGACTGTGAATACAATACAAAATCTTATTGTATTCTTTGTAGGCCGTAAGTTTAAGAAGGAAAAATAAGGTATTGGCGAGGTATTATGAGTAATAAGAAAGGATTAACACCAAAACAGATGAATTTTTTAGCTAAAATTAAGGATTTTATAGAGGCAAATGGCTATTCTCCATCGTACGAAGAGTTAAAACAAATGAATAACATGAAGTCAAAGAGTAATGTGCATGCATACGTGCAAGCACTAAAAAAGCGCGGATATGTTGACGATATACCATATTCGAAGAGAAGTATTGTCGTATTACCATAGGTATTGTATTGTGCGCTGGATGCTAAAAAGTTTTTTTGTTTTTTTATTTACCGGGATTTGCCAATACCGTAATACCTTTTGCCAATTCTCTATATGGGATAAGGGATACCAGGTATTACGAAGGTATTACGAGTTCATGGGTAAAGAGTCAAATTATTGTATTTTGGAGTTAAAATGAGTGAAAAAGATATATATAACAGTAAGTTAAAGAAGATTGAAGAGAAGGTGGTTGGTAATACCATCCGTAATACTCGTGATATGGCATTAAAACACCCAAGAGGTGCTGATGGATTGACAGATAGGCAAAGAATATTTGTAGATATATATGTTGCTAACGAAGGTAGAATAACACCAACAGAATGTGCAAGACAAGCAGGCTATAAACCTGAACGTGCTGCAACAACAGCTTCTGAGTTGTTGAATGTAAAGAAATATCCTAAAGTGGTACAAATAGTGAACAAAAAAAGAAATGAATTGTACGAGACACACAAGGTAGAAATGAATAAACATGTGACAGAATTAGCAAGACTACGTGAGAAGGCATTACAAGACAAATCACACAGTGCTGCTATAAATGCAGAACGGTTACGAGGACAAGCTGCAGGATTGTATGTTGAGAGAAAAGAAATTAGAACAGGATCTATTGATGACATGTCTCGAGATGATGTACTAAGACAATTAAAGGAGCTAGGATTAACAGGTGAATTCAAAAAAGAGGGAGTCAACACAGTCTTATCGGTCGAAGAGAAATCCGATAGCGAAGGACCTAAAGACATCACGCCAGTATCATCAGAGAGTCAAGAAGAGTAAGAAAAGTTATGACCGCAAAGACGGAAACAAACTTTTGGAAGAGTTTAAAGACATGTTTAAGCGATGGTAATTTTGTTGTGTCTCGTATTGAGTCCTACGTTACGCCAGGTTTCCCAGATTGCGTAGTATTTCATAAAGACACAGGATTTTTTACGCTTGAATTAAAGGTGCTTAAACGTAATAAAAATGGTACCGAAACGGTACTAATTTCACCCTTACAAAATGCATGGCATGTCAAACATGGTATGCTTGGCGCACCTGTATTTATTATGGTATACGACCCAGACTCACGCACCGTAAACGTTTTTCACGGCACCGAAACTCCCAAACTCCGTCAAAAATACACCCAAGGGCCAAGGTCCTTGTGGCATGGTCCAGTAGCCCGGGCGCCCGCTGGTCTTCTGGCAGCTGTCCGAAGCTCGCAAACTCCCAAACTCCAACAAAACCGCCAAAAAATATAGTTGATGTCTTCCATCAGTTGACCAGGGCCCAGCTGCGCAGCAGGATGGTAACTTCTGCCATTGACATGTGGATAACTTTCTGCTATAATAGGACTTAGAATTAGAAACAAAGGAGTTATCATGGTATTACCAGAAGATAAATACGATCCAATAGTGGATGCGTTAAATAGAATCAACGAATCATTAGAAGAACAAAACGATACCTTGCGAAAGATATCACAGCACTATGATAGTGTTGTTCCTGTAATGAAGCGAAATGCTGATAGAGTCGATGAGGCACATTCAGATAACAGAAGTACATTGGACAAGATGTACGAGGTGTTTAGCAACTGAAAGTAGGCAAACTCCCAAACTCCGATGAATATCTCCCTCGCCTATAGGTGGGGGTGATATGGTGTCATTGTAGCCCGGGCGCGATCCCGTTAACCTAAAAAGTTTTTTCGTGGTTTTCCGCCATTATTTTTCGAAGCATGACTGTTGACAGACGCTTCCAGATGGGATACACCTGAAGATAGAATGAGAAAGAGAGGTAAATATGGACTGACTAATGCTACTTATACCTGTAAAATTGGCGGTTTTCTGCCTTTTGGCATGGTACATATTAATATACTAAACAGCTGCGTAGCTGCAGCAGGAGATGCAGGTACTGCTGGTCAGTAGCTGCCAGGCAGCAGGAGCTGCTGCAAACTCCAAACTCCTGGAACAACCAACCAGCATAATGTTGGCTGGTTGTCGACTAACTACACCGGGCGCGCCGGGGAACTGCTGAGTTATGATATATTATAATAGAAAGACATGGTTTGGTACTGCACAGTATAAGAATTGGGTTATCCACAAGATATTTGTTAATGTCCTTGGACGACCGACCTTGGTGTGGTATAATAAGAATAGTTAACTAAGAGGCATGGTAGTTATATCTGTAAGCCCTCGCAAAAAAGGGAAGTCGTGAACACTAACCTAGAGTTAGTGGGGAAACTTCTAAGAATACCTAAAGCCTTCTTCCCTTAAAACTCCCAAGCTCCCTAACAACCAACACAACTAGTAGCTGAAGCTCCCACGTTTATACACCGGGCGCCCGCTTCCTTCCCATCTTCATCCATTCACATCTGCCATCTCGCTACCAGTTATTTGCCCGGGTGCGACAATTTGTCATCTTATTATTGTCTTATTTATGTGCATAGTGGTAGGTTAATAAATAGAAAGAGAAAGATATGACTAAGAATCAATTTAAAGATATTGTTAAACGTGGTTTCTTTAGCTGTAAGTGGAGAAAGAACAACGGACAAATAGGACACATCAAACTAGGTGTACTTGGTAAACTTGGATATAGATTTACCCAAGAAAAGAAAGTGACTGAACACCCTAACTATGTATTAGTATTTAAGATTAATAGTAGAGCTAAAGAGGGGTTTCAACGTTGGGCTAATGTCAATCCTAATACTGTATTTGAGATTAGCGGAAAGAGTTATCCACAATGAATATTATAACATTAATAATAGGTGTATCTATTATGTGGTTTATAGGATATAGCTTTATATTATCAATTAGTTAACAAAGGAGAATTAGAAATGACTAATGAATCTAAAGAAGTAGTTAAAGTAGAATCAGTAAAGGGTGTGGATATTACACCTGTACTTACGGAAGTAGTTGAGTATGCTAAAGACCAAGCAAGCGTTGGCGACCTCGAATCAATTATATCAAGTGTTCCTCGTAAGGATAGCTTGGATTGGAAGTTGATTAGTGGTGTATTATGTAATTCTATTGTTGAATGGATTGCAGAAGATAAAGACAATCGTATGCAGTTGCTACATCATATGCAAGGTGATGTTGGCTATCTGTTAAAGCGACTAGGTTTAGCTGGTTAGTCTCAGCTAATTCTCGAAGAAAGGGCTACTATATGTAGCCCTTTTTTTATGCCCTGACCACAGTATGTAGTGGTTGCCCGGGTGTGACAATATGCTACATTGACTGTGGATAACCTGTGGATAACTTTTGCCCGGGACATAAACGACCCCCAACCCCCCCTTTTTGCGTAAGCATGCTTTGAATTATGTAGAGGCATT